GATTTTATATGTGTGTCCAACGTTTCAGATGGCAAGAGACATTATTTGGGCAGACTTAAAGAAAAGATTAGACGCTATTGGTTGGATAGCAAAGACGAATGAATCGAGATTGGAAATTATACTAGTGAACGGTAGCACAATCATGTTAAAGAGCGGCAACGACCCAGATAACCTTCGTGGTGCTGGGTATGACTTTGTTGTGTTCGATGAATGTGCAGACTTGAAACCAGAAGTATGGTTCGAAGTAGTAAGACCAGCACTATCAGCACAGAAACCCCCAGGTCATGCTCTTTTCTGTGGAACACCAAAAGGCTTTAACTGGTTTAAAGACTTATATGACTTAGGAAAGAGCGAAGACCCTGATTGGGATTCATTTCAGTTTACTACACTAGATGGTGGTAATGTTCCAGAAAAAGAAATAGAAGATGCCAAGAAAGACTTGGATGATAGAACATTCAAGCAAGAGTATGAAGCATCATTCCAGACATATAGTGGTATTATTGCATACAACTTTAAAGATGCGAACATCACACCATATAAAGGTGAACAACCAAAACAGATTTTAATTGGTATGGATTTCAACGTAGACCCAATGTCGGCGGTAGTAATGGTTAAAACAGAAACAGGCTTACATGCTATTGACGAGATTGTTATCTATGGTTCAAACACAAATGAAATGTGTGAAGAAATAAGAAATCGTTATCCAACACAACAGATTATCATTTTCCCAGACCCAGCTGGTGCGCAACGTAAGACATCAGCACATGGTAAAACAGATATAAGCATACTACAGAATGCGGGATTTGTAGTAAAAGCAAGACCAAAACATCCCGCAGTCAAGGACAGAATCAACGCTCTAAATAGTATACTATGTAACACACAAGGTGAGCGTAGGTTCTTTGTTGACCCAAAATGTAAGCAATTCATTCGTGCGATGAGGCAACATGCATACAAAGAGGGAACACAGATACCCGACAAAGGGTCGGGACACGATCATATTTTTGATGCTGGAACTTATTTGATTGAGTTTTTATTTCCAGTAACAAAAGATGTGAGACCCGACAGAACTAAAACATTTGGAGTATATTGATGGACTTAGATTATAGACATCCGCTTTACGAAGCAAATATCAATGACTGGCATTTCTTTAATGCAAGTTACGTTGGTGGCACACAATATCGTTCACCTTCATTGGGTATGTTGAGAAAGTATCTTTTTGAAGATGACGCACCAGGCAATCAGTATTCAAACAGACTTGAATACACTGCTATGGATAACTTAGTCAAACTAACAGTTGACACTTATCGCTCATACCTATTTAAAACAACACCAGTAAGAACATTTGGTAATCTACAAGATGATATCGTCATTCAGCGTTTCCTAAATGATGTTGACTTTGATGGTCAAGATTTAAACGACTTTATGAAACAAGCAAACGATATGGCTACAGTTTATGGTCAAGTATGGTTGTTAGTAACTAAAGGAAGCAGTGAAGGTGTTATCACACGTGAGCAAGAGATCGAAGCAGACATTAGACCATATGCTCGTATCTTTACACCAGAAAATGTATGTGACTGGGAATACACAAAACAAGATAATGGTTCAGAACGTTTGACTTATGTTAAAACACAAGAATGGGCTGGTGAAAACTTAGTTCGTTATATTGTTTGGACAGAAGAAGAATTCTACACTTATTTGTTAGACACAGAAACAGATACAGTTATAGAAAAAGAAACAACCATTAACCCTATCGGTCGTGTCCCTTTTGTTTGTTTACGTGCTAACCCAACTAATTACAAAGGTATTGGTTACAGTGATGTTGCTGATGTTGCAAAAACACAACAAGCAATCTTCAATCTATTAAGTGAAGCAGAACAAGGTATTCGTATCTCAAATCACCCAACACTTGTTAAAACAGAATCTACATCAGCACAAGCAGGTGCAGGCGCTGTTATTAATATAGATGAAGCAACTGACCCAGCTTTAAAACCATATCTAATTGAACCTGATGGAACAAACATTCAATCTATTCGTGACATGATTGAAGTTCATGTTCAGTCATTCTTGCGTTCAACACATTTGGGTGCTGTTATGGCAGAACGTGGGTTTAGTGCAAAATCAGGTATTGCGCTACAAACAGAATTCGAAATGTTGAACACACGTCTAGGCGACAAAGCAGCCAAGATGGAACAAGCAGAGTGGGCAATCTGGTCTCTATTCTGGGCATGGAGTGGTCTAGAAGCAGATGAAGAATTCAATGTAGAATATCAAAAATCATTTGACCTACGTGATGAACATGCTGACGTAGCACTGTATTCAAAAGCACTTGCACTAGGCATTGAAAGCGACACATACAAGAAACAACTATTCAAGCAAATCGCAAAAGTTGTTATTGACGATGGTGACGCACTAGACGACATTTTTAGAGAGATTGATGAAGGTTCAACGATACCAGAGTTTGGGACAAACTTAGATGACGGAACAGATACATAAACAAATTCTAGATGATGTTATAGAGCGTTTTGATGAGGTTCTTCAAGACGCTTCTAAAACACTAGAAAAGACAATTGCAGATAGAATAATGGCAACCACAACAGTTGACGAATTGTTGGAACTTCGCCTTGAAGTTGATAGGGATTTTCAGAACATTATTATGAACAGTATCCGCGAGTTCATGCCAGAGCTAGATGCAATCGCCCGTGATACGGTTGCTAACACTCCCGGAACAGTAACACCAGTTGACAATCGTGTTGCGGGTGAACTAAAATCACAAGCATTTGCAAGACTACGTGAAGAAGTTAATGTAGCAAAAGAAAACGTCAACATGGAAATCGTGTTAGGCGCTCTTGGTGGTTATGCTCTTGCTACAACAGCCCAGAATGCAGGTCATGTTATTTCTGGCTTATTTGTAACCGTAAACGACTTGGAGACAACAAGATTACAGAACAAGATAAGACGATTGAGAGCAGCAGAATCAAGCGCAAAAGACGAAATAAACGCATTAATGCGCCAGCTGAAAAACAAGTTTCAGAACGTGTCGGTGGGAAAAGGTATGTTCGAAAGCGTGTCAAGCGAAGCACACGACATGGTGATGGACTTTGATGGAGTGTTTACACTGCATCGTGCAAGACAAGCAGGTCTAAAAAGATTTAGATATAGTGGTTCAGTCATAGGCACATCACGTGATTTCTGTGCTATTCATAGTGGCAAGACATATAGTGAAGAAGAAATCAGACGTATCTGGTCAAGTGAAAGCTGGTCAGGTAAACGTGCGGGTGATCCATTCATTGTTCGTGGTGGTCATGGGTGCAGACACTTTTTTATACCAGTGGGAGATGATGAATGAATCAGAATATGATTCAAAATGCGCTATTAGCAATATTAGTTGCACTTAGCGGATGGAATATGCATACTGTAAATCAACTACAGTTAGATATGCGTGAGGTTCAAGTAACTCACATCAATATGGCAGACATCGCCGCTCTAAAGTCAAGAATAGACAGACTAGAGTGGCTGTTACAAGCAGATGCAATGGAGAAATAAAATGGCTTATAAGAAAAAGAAAAAGAAGACAAAATAAAATGAAGGGTTAGTAGCATCACGCATTACTAACCCTTCGCCCGCTTCATATCTTTTGCCTCGATATGTTAACAGTATAGCAAAGATTCGCTACACTGTCAAGTGTTTTTTACGCTGTCTCCTCTACAGTCTTGAATCCGTATTCTTCTAACCAATCATACAATGAATCATACCACACATCAGTTGCCAGGTTTTCATAACCTGGGGTGATTTGAACCGTATTTCCTTTATAAAGAAAATAAAATTTTACACCCATAAACTGACCGCCATATTCTACAAGGTCCTTGTTTGGTGATAATTTATTAATAAAGTTCATTACGCTGTCTCCTCTACAATGCGTTGCTTCATACGCTCAACTGCTGCATCATACGCTTCAACAGACTTGTATTTTTCAATGCCACCATCAATAATTTCTTGCAACCATTCAGTATAGAACTTGATGTTTTCTTGACGCTTTTGTTCTAGATATGCACTTGACTCTGCTTGCCATTGTTCAGCATTAGTTTCAGTAGTAATGCCAAAATATTTTTTAACATATTCATATACAGCATCTAAATCACTCTTTGCATTATCCAAGTTATTGTGATCTGCAAGACTATAGTCTACATCAAACTTGGTGAAGTTTTTTGTTCCATAATCTACTTCAAGATATACAGGACCCAAACGCATATTCAAGCGTTCAAAGTCTGCGTATTCAAAATCATTATCACAGTTTATAGGAAGGATAAATGTTGCTGATTCTGTATCATAATTGGTAATCATAATGATTCTCCTTTGTCTCTTGATTACTTAATTAATATAGCACGATTCGCTAGTTTGTCAAGATTATAATGAAAAAACCTGTAAACAAAAATACAGTAATCATATACAGTGCGGCTTCATTAGCATCTTGAGGCTTGACAGTGTTCCAAATCTTCTTTAACAGTTTCATTATACGCTCCACATAAACATTGAGGCAACAATCGCAAACCAAGCAACTGTAAAGACGATATAAAAACTTTTCTCTAACATAGTGTGTTCTCCTTTTTAACGAACATTATAGAATACACGATTCGTGTAATTTGTCAAGTTTTTTTATCACCTTTTCGAAAAGCATAAATACAAGTATAATCCAATAAACAAATAGGAGTTTTAGGTATGACTGATATGACCGAGACATCAGGTGATGATAATGTAGCAGATACTGGTGCTGTTACTCCAGAAGTTGAAAACCAGGATGTTCGCACTTTCACTCAAGAAGATGTGGATAAGATTGTTCAATCAAGATTAGAGAAAGTTAAAAAACGCTACTCTGAGATTGACGTTAATGAATATAAATCTTTGAAACAAGCAGAGGAAGAACGTGAACTAGAGGCGATGAAAAAACGTGAAGAATTCGACAAGATACTAAGTCAACAAAAAGACAAGTATAGTGGTGAAATCGAAACGTTACGTCAAGAGCTAACCAGCATGAAGGTAGATGGCACTCTCTTAAATACAGCGTCACAACGTAACGCAGTAAACCCAGAGCAAGTTGCACAGCTACTAAGAAATCAAGTTGGTCTAGACGAGACAGGTCGTCCAGTCGTGTATGACGGAGGTTCCGTTGTATATGATCCTGACACAGCAGAGCCAAAGAGTCTGGAATCGCTAGTGAATGAATTTTTGGATAGCAATCCACATTTTCTACGCTCCGGTCCGGCAGGTGTCAAAAGCAGCGGCGCACAAGGTTCTGCGCCAACGAGCAAAGCAATCGACGTTTCGTCATTAGATATGACAAACGCAGCCGACAGAGAGATTTACAGAAAGCTGAAGGCTGAAGGTAAAATTTAAACATGGAGTAAAGCAAAATGGCTTACAATACAGCATATGACCTAGAATCATTAATGGTCAATACAAAAGCGGCGACTGTTTACACAGCGCACGAAAACTCACTATTCTTAGGTGGCGCAATCGTTCCTCAGGTTCAACTACCAGCAGGTTCAATCGTAGCACAAATCCCAGTAATGGGCACAGTTTTAGCAGAGAAACTAACATCAGCGGATCCAGATGCGCTAGATGATTTCACAGCTCTAACAATGACAGACACAAAAGTAACAATCGAAGCAAACATCTATGCAGCACGTCACGTTCTACGTGATCTAGGCGGCATCGATCCAGCAGAAACAGGTCGTGTTCTAGGTAACGCAATTCAAAAAGCATTTGACCAAGATGTAATCACAGCAATGAACGGCTTCACAGCTTCAACATCAGACTCAGACCCAATGACTGTAGACGCACTATTTGACGCAGCAGCGCAAATCCGTGGCACAGGCGAAACAGGTCAGCTAGTAGGTATCGTTTCACCAGCAGAAGCAGCAAACCTAATGAAAGACGTAGGTTCAGCAGCATACGCAGGTGGTGATTTCCAAACTGAAGGTCTACGTAACGGCTTCATCGGCACAATGGCTGGTATCCGTATGTTCCAATCATCATACATCTCAGGTGCGAACAAAGGTTTCGTATTCGGTGCAGACGCAATGCGTATCGCAATGTTCAAAAA